TCGTTGGCCTCGACAACTTCACGCCGGTTCGCGTCTACGAGACGTGGACGGCGCCGGCCGTTACCAACATCATCGAGAACCCTTCGTTCGAGACGGACGTCGTCAGCGTCAGCGGCACCGCCATCGTCCGCGACACGACCGAGTCATGGGCGGGCGGAGCATCGGTTAAGAGCACCGTGAGCGATGTCGATGGCTCTGGGATGATTTTCAACAAGAGGGACTCCAGTCGCTTCTCCGTCACCGCCGGCCTAGCATACACCTTTGCGCCGCGCACGAAGGGCCCCTCCGGCAAGAACATGGAGATGCAAATATCCTGGCACAACAGCGGCGGCGGCGAGGTTCAGATAGACATAGCGCCCTTCACCTTTGGCTCGGGTTGGATACAGCTTTCGCTGACCATCACGGCCCCGACGGGTGCGGTGACCGCTCGGCTCCGTCTGCTAACGGACGGCGCTCAGGGCGTCTTCGACTTCTTCGCCGACGCGATCATGTTCTATCAGGGGTCAGCGCTCGTCCCCTACGTGGACGGCGATCAGCCGGGCTGCGGCTGGAACGGGACGGCGCACGAGTCGACCTCGAGCCGAGGGGCCAACCCAGCATTCCTGCTGTTCCAGGGCTTCATCTTCGACTTCGACATCAAGCAGGACAAGCTCGACCGGACGGCCGTACTCTCCTGCTACGACCGGCTCGCGCTCCTGGCAGAGTTCCCCATCAGCATAGGCAATATGATCGAGAAGTTGAGCGGGATGGTGCTGCACCGGATCGTTGATCGGTTTGAGGGGGAGCTGATAACGCACTTCGGCCACGAATGGATCGGGACGACGGCGCGCCCGTTGACGGGCTATTCGGGGCTCGGCGCCACCGTCTCGGCGCTGCAGATCACGCCGTCGGCGAACAACAAGGCGAATATGTTCGAGGGCGACTGGGTCCTCGATGTCACGACGGATAACGTCGCGTCCGGGGAGGGGGACCGCTACGACGCGACAGCCGACATTGTCGCCACCGGGAGATACCGGCTCAGCCGCTGGGCGCGGATGAATGTCGGGGACCCCGACACGGAGTTCAAGATGCGGCTGATGCGCGACGCGGTCGAGGTCGCCAGCGCGACGCTCACGCTCACCCAGAGCTGGCAGCGGATCGCGTTCAACGCCAACCTGACGACGCTCGGCACGAACCGCTACATCGACCTGATCTCGACCAGTCAAGTTAATGTCCAGTACTTCGCCGACGACCTCCACGCTGTACCCCAGGAGGCGGCTCTCGGCCGCGACTTCGACGCCGGGCAGTTCACGGTGCCGCTGTTCAACGCCTATCAGGAGTCGGCGGGGCCGGAGCTCGCCGACCTCATGGACTCGGAGCCCGGAATCCTCTTCATCAAGGCGAAGACGCTCGCCGCCGGCGACGAGCTAACCTTCAGGGACCGCAATAGCCGGCCGTCGACGGAGATCCCGCGGATCGTGTTCGGCGACGGGGATGGCCTGCTCCAGTTCGGCGAGGGGATGTCCTACGTGCTGGCGGGGACGGATCGTGTGCGTCGGGTGAGGGCGAGCTCGCGAGGGGCGTTCACGCTCGGGGCCGGCGCGATCCCGGCCTGGGAGATGTCGCCTGTCCGGCTGACGACGACGGGCGAGAAGTGGCAGGCCCGCTACCGCCAGGCCATTATCAGAGCGAGTGCGAATCTGAAGGCAGGCTTGGTGATCGAGAGAGAAGACATCAACTTCGGCGTCGGCGCCGACATCGAGGTCACCACCGGGGCGGCGGGGAGCTTCTTCGTGATCGAGGGGTTCCCGTACAACCGCGCCAGCGGTGAGAGCGTCGTCGAGAAAACGGCCACGCTCGACCTTCCGATCAACTCCTCGCTCGCGGTATCGATGCCCCTACACGAGACGGCGACGGCCGATATGGGGACAGAGGCGCAGCGCCTGCTCGACAAGTACAAGAACCGCGCCATCCGGCTGGCGCTGCCGCTCAACCAGCGCAACGACGAGGTACAGGCGTATCAATTCGACCTTGAGATCAACGAGATGGTGATCGTGCGGGCGAAGTTCGAGGATCATTCCCCCGGCTTCGACAAGAAGTTCTGGATCGAGGGGATCGAGCACCAGTTCGGCGAGGGTGGAGTCGTCAAGACGACCGTATTACTGGAGGAGGCGGTCTGATGGCGGGCGCTGTGAGACGAAGCCGAGCAGACCTGTCGGCGGCTCAGCGCGACCCCGAGATCCCGAAGGTGCCCGAGGCGTTCATCAGGCTACGGGTGATCAACGTGGTCTGGGCCTCAATCGTCGCTGCCGATCTTGAACCGGGTGAGCTCGTTGGCAATCAGGATGACAATACGCTCGTCTGGCGGAAGGACCACACGAACATCTACCGCTTCGACAGTGCGGCAACGAGGGCGATCTGATGCGCGTAACACGCCGTTGGTTAGAGGACGCCGGCGCCTGTGGCCCGGACCTACGACGGTCGATCGAGGAATTCGGGGAGGAGATCGAAGCGACGACGGCGGTCGTGACGGCTGCTCGTGCTGTTGGGATAGACGTTCTCTGGGCCGGCTGCCATCTGCTCGATGAGGCCGGCAGGCGGGAGTTCGTCGCCTTCACGCTCGCGCAGCGCGAGGCGGCGCTCACGACTCTATTCGGGGAGATCCCGCCGGCAGCGGAGCTACCCGCCAAGGCCCGCGAGGAGTGGAGTCGCTACGAGGAGACCGCTGCGCGCCCGGACCGCAACAGAGCCGTCGTGCTCGGGGAGGCGGCACGCGACGCCGCTCTCAGCGATCCTACGGCGGCTCAGGCGCATGAGGCGGCGGCCGCCGCCCGGCGGGCCTTCTCCTACGCGGGCCTGGACGAGAAGGAAGCGACCGACGGACAGGTGTCGTGGCTGCAACAACGATTGGGGATTGTGTGACCGTTGCCAAAGGGAAAGGAGCGGAAATGACGCACTCCAAACGAGGGCTCGAGGGCAACGTAAGCTCGGGTCGAGGCGGACTCGGTCCGGGGGAAAGGAGTACAGCGATGCCGAAGGCAAAGGAGCGGACGGACTGGCCGTACTGGATCTCGCACCGGGGCGGCCCGTTCCTGATCCATAACATCGCTGATTGCGACCCTCTCGCTAGGGGCTGCAATAACAGCTTCGAGAACCTGATCGAGCAGGGCTTCTTCCCCTGTCCGAAGTGCAAAGGAGGGTCCAGTTGAACGCGGTAAAGGAGCGAGAGATCGAGGCGGTTCAGGCCGCCGAGGCCGGGGTACTCCCGGTCCGCCCAACGATCGTCCCGGACGGGCTGGTAAGGGGCGACGCCGAGGGCCACTACCAGAGGAGCCGGAAGCGACTCCTCTATCAGAACAAGCGGCGGTCGAGCTGGCGGACTACGGTCCTGGCCTGGCTCCGGGACCACGTTTGGAAGTCGATCCCGCGCTGGTATTACCAGCTCGTGCTCGGCCATGACGTACACGTCAGCACCTACGCCGAGCTGTACGTCCGCCACTTCCACTACGCGCAGCCCGACCCGTTCACCGGCGAGATCGAGTACCACGGAATCCAGGGCCGCGGCCTAGTCCCGGGCTGGTGGGAGAACGTCGGCCGCGTCTCGCACGGCAAGGTGACGATCGCCTTCCGCACGTTCGAGATCGGACAGCTCGTGGCGGAGTCGGCGGAGTACGGCGATTACAAGTTCCAGCGCCCGGGCCTGTCCACGCAGGTCGAGTCGAACGCCGACACGGCGCTGATAACGGATGCCGGCCTCGAGGCGACAGGGTCGCAGGTCGACGCCGACCCGATCTATCGCAGCGTCGCGACCGTGACGGCCGACGTGACGGAGACCTGGGAGGAGCACAGCATCCGTAGTCAGACTGGCGCCGCCGGCGGCACGATGATGGACCGCTCGCTCATCAGCCCGAACGTCTCCGTCGTGGCGAGCGATACGGTAGAGTTCACTTACGAGCTCACGAAATCCGCTGAGGCTTAGGAACCCCGATGATTCAGGGCTTTCATGCGACGGTGAGGCGGCATGAATCCTGCCGCTGAGGCCCGTGCTAAAGTAAAGGCCACTCATCCCGAGGCGGTCGTTGTTGGGCGGGGCCGCAATTCCATTAAGCACCGCCTCGATGACGCGCCGGACGGACGGCAGCGGTTCGCCCTCGACGTGGCCATCGGCCCCCTCCACTACGGGCCTGACAACGACCAGGAGATAGACACCGCTCTCGTCCCTTCCACAGCCCCGTGGGACTGGGAGATGACGAAGGCGGGGTTCGAGGTGCGGGCGCTATCCGATCTCAGTGCGGGGCAAGTCATCGAATACCTAAGCGGGTCGGAGTGGGTACGCTTCCAGCCGATGGCGCTGCAATACTCCAACGACCTGAACCAGATACAGCAAATCTCGATGCCCCAATCCGTCGCCGCAGTGGTGGACGATGACACATTGACCTGGACGAACGGCTACGGGCCTGGGCGCACCCTCACTTGGCAGGTACAGACAGCTCGGCTGGCGAAGCTGCTGACAATAGACTCCTTGGTTGACCTGCCTACCATTGACCAGTTCATCCTGGATGGCGGAACCCCCGTCTTGGAGCTGAACCTTATCTTCGCTCACTCCGCCGGGGTGACGCCCTACGTGAACGGGCAGGAGTGGAAACGGGGCGACCGCGACACTCAGGGCCTCGTGGAGTTCCGTGACGGCGATGGTAAAGTCCTCTGGTGGTTCAACCTACCCCGTTCTTGGGACTCCGAAGGTAATGAGCAGCTAGGGACGTTCCGGTTCAAGAAGCAGGGTAACAGCCTGTACGTGACCCACCGTGTGCCCCTGTCGTTTGTGCAAGGAGCAGTCTACCCGCTTATGGTGGACACAACCATAGACGATCAGGTTGGAGCCGGAGCAGATGACGGTTATTCTACTAGCGCCCCTGCTTTCGTAGATACCAACACTTTTACAATCTTGGGCCAATCTGCTAACAATATTTTCGATGGGTGGGCGAGATTCACTAATATAAGTGGCCTGTCGGGTGCGACCATCGACGTTTCCTATATCAGTCTGTACGGTGCCCAATTTAGTGCAGGGGGTACTACTCAGGAGACCAAAATCTTTGCTGAGGATGCTGAAGCGCCCTCCGCCCCGACCGACCAATCAAACCATGCGGCGAAGACACGGACGTCGGCGGGGGTTGAATGGGACGGTATTGTTGGCGCTGACGACGTTTTCACTAACAGTGATTCCATAAATACGGTTATCCAAGAACTTGCGGACTCCTACGATCCTAGCGCTATCCAAATCCTCCACGATGATGATGGGTCGCCCAACAATGTATGGCAACGCTATCGTACCTATGAAGAAGACACAGCCGAGGCCCCCAAGCTCCACATCGAGTTCACGGCGGCGGCGGCCGGTTCGCTGCCAGTGTTCCAGCGACGCATGAGACAACTTGAACGGAGGTTTTAGATGGGCAGAATATACATGGTCCCCTTCACCGCGACGGTCACCGCGGCCGGCGGCGACACCGATCTGTGGGAACTCACGGCTGCCGATGATAAGCCGATCCTCCTACGGGGGTTCAGCCTCGGCCAAATCTCGGAGGTAAAAGATGCCGAGGAGGAAGGGCTGCGGATCACCGTCAAGCGCCTCCTGGCGACCTTCACCAGTGGATCCGGCGGCGTGGCTGGCGTACCCGAGTCGCCGGATTCCGCTCAGGCGGCGCAGGGCTTCGCCTCAGAGACGAACAACGCAACCGTCGCCACGACCTCCGGCGCGACCGATATCCTCGACGAGGTCGGCTGGAACAACCGTAACACTCCATTCGAGCGATGGTATCCCGACCGGGAGTTTTGCCCGAAGGTGAAGCAGGGCGAGGGGCTCGTCATCCGTTTGGAGACGACCCTCGCTGATGATATGACCTTCGTCGGCAACGCCTGGATCGAGGAGGAGTAGCCCTTGCCGCTCGTCTATCGGCGGCCGCCGTTCCGGAGGGCGGTACGCCTCAACCGCTGCTCGCCTATCGGCACCTTCACTGCGCCGGCGGCCGGCCCTACCTTCTCGCGCTCGCTCGCTGGCAATCAGCCCGCCGGCACTGGAACGCTGGCGCGCAAGGAGCAGGCCCTCCGCACACTAGCGGGTAATCAGCCCAACCCGACGGGGACCCTCGTCCGCATTGAGAAGGCGCTCCGGACGCTGGCGGGTAATCAGCCAGCGGCTACGGGGATCCTCACGCGGATCGAGAAGGCCCTTCGGTCCCTCGCTGGCAATCAACCCAATGCGACCGGGACGCTGGCAGCCGTGCTCAAGGTCATTCGCAACGTCGCAGGGAACCAGCCGGCCGGGACGGGGACGCTCGTCAGGATTGAGAAGGCCGTCCGTACCCTAGCAGGAAGCCAGCCGTCGGCGACGGGGACGTTGGCGCGGGTCGAAAAGGCCGTGCGCGCCATGGCGGGATCTCAACCGGCGGGAACCGGGACGCTGGTCCGGATAGAGAAGGCGCTGCGGACGCTCGCCGGTAATCAACCCTTAGCTACCGGCACCCTGGCGGCGGTCAAGGGCGGCGCCGCCTTCTCGGCGATGCGGATAGATACCGGCACGGTCTCACTCCTCGAGAAGGATGACGCATCGGTCACAATCGGAGAGAGCGACGATTCAGTCAGTATACGGAAGACGGAAGATGCTACAGTGTAGGAGGTTGTAGGGATGCCAACGTTAGACGCCAGAATTGACAACGTAGTCGCCGGTGACGATATCCAGATCACGCGGACGATAACATTAGTGCCAGCGGCCGAGACGCTGACCGACGGCTGGCTAACGGTGAAGGAACACCCGGACGATCTCGACGCCGATGCGATCATCGACAAGCAGATCACGCCTACAGACGCGCCCGGGACTGGGCAGATCACGGACACCGGCGCCGATGGCACAGGGGCGGTCCGCTTCGATCTCGCTGACACGGACACGTCGAAGCTAACGCCTGGGCGGGACTACTACTGGGATATACAGGTCAAAACGAGCGGCGGCGCCATCTACACGCCAACGGCCGGAAAGATCCGCACGGTCCAGGGTAGGACGGCGGATATAGCCTAGCCCAGCCGGTTCCCCGGCGCGTACTGGCGCCCGCTCTAGCTAATCTTTGTCCACGTTCCGCAGTCGTTCGCCTCAAACCCCACGTCGCTGGCTGCGATCGTTACGATATGCTGTCCGCCTCCGATATCGTTTGCAATGATGTTGTCTATGTCGTTGCTGAAGCTGCTAAGGCGAGCCCAGTAGCAGGAATCACTTGACCCGTCGCTGCGCCATGTTCCTGCGGCGATATCTGCACCTACTTGGTACATCCCGTCACCGAACGGGGCCGTAGGATCACTTGTGACGGGTGATAGATTCTGCGTCCACGTGCCGCAACCGTTTGACGTGAAGCCTATGTCGCTCGGGCTGATCGTTACGATCTGCCTGATCTCGGTGGCCCCGTTGGCTATGATGTCGTCGAGATCCCCACTGAAGCCGCTGAGACGCTCCCAGTAACAGAAGGACGACGCGGCGGAGGTATATGTGCCGGCTGCTATATCCTCTCCGACTACGAATGTTCCGTCCCCAATGGTAGTCGATGGGCCGACTGGCGCAGGCGTCGGGGCGGTTGTGGGCTCAGGCGTCGGGGTTGGCTCCGGCGTGGGTGACGACTCTGCGGTGTCGCCTGGCGTGGGCGTGGCTTCCGGTGATTCCGAAGGTTCTGCTGTGATCTCAGACTCCGGTGTACTCTGATCTTGGACAGTCGTTCCGGAGTCACCATCCCCGCCACCGGCTGCTATCGCGATGATGATGATGAGCCATAGGGAGCCTGTCCCTACCGCTGCGGCGATACGCCAGCCGGGTACAGGGATCACTTTGCGCCATAGAGGCAGCAGCACCGACCATTCCAACACTCGGATGATTGCGTTCATAGTCTCCTCCTTCTGAGCCAGCATTCTAGCCCGTCGCCGCGAACGGCGCAAACTCTACCCCAATCTCTCGACGGCATCCCTGAGCCTTTCTGGACAGGTGTGAAGATAGATCGACGTGATGGCGAGGCTGCTGTGTCTCATGAGGTCCCGAACCTCAATCAAGTCTACCCCACGCCTCAATAAGTGAGTGGCGAACGAGTGCCTTAGAGCATGGGGGTACGCCTTACGCCGGGGAATCCCCGCCTTCTCACACGCCTCCACTAGCCAGTAACGCGCCTGGCGGTCAACGATGTGCGTCTTGTAGCCAGGGAACAGCCATCCCGTACTCCCGAGCTGTGTGAACTTCAGGAGAGCGCATCGCAGCGCCGCGTTCAGCGGTAGCAGCGCTTCCTTATCCCCCTTGCCGATCACCCTCAGTATTGAGGGCTCCCCATTTCGCCACGTAATGTCTTCATGTCTCACCCTCGCTGCTTCTGACGATCTGAGGCCGGCGCGGGCACAGAGCAAGAAGTAGAGTCGGTGTCGTGGCGGCGAGACGGCGAGGAGGGCGGTGAGCTGCTCCGGCTCCAGGTAAGTAGGGAGCCTAAATTGTCGATGTTCTCGCCGAGTTGCCATAACAACCTTGACAACCGTGTGCGGGGAGGGTGTAGGATGCGTGTGGAGTTGATTGAGTGCGCACCCCAGTGTATATTAAGGAAGCCATGCCGTCAAGAATCAGGCTCCCTAAGTTCAATTGCCTCCGGTGTGGGCATGAGTGGCATCCCCGCAAGCCAGAGCGCCCACGGCGCTGTGCGAACTGCAAGGATTCCAACTGGGATAAACCGCGTCAGTGGGCGCGGAAAGAGGCTTCTAAATGAAATTCCTACTGTACGACAAGGCGGCAATCGCCACCATTCTCGGCCAGGAGGCGACATCGTAATGGTTCCTTCCCCCACCGGCGCATACCTCCCTTTGGGCCCCGTCCCTGGACGTCGGCAAGCGTCCAGTGCGGCGGTGGTGGAAGAAGCAGCGAACGCAAGTAGCAAGGCCGCAGACGCACTAACGCCTACGGCCTAGAGAGGACAGGTGAAATGGCACCCATCCCAGGCGATACTACACCCCCCGCGACCGACAGGTCTAACGTCTGCCAATACTGCGACCGTGAGACGTTGGAGAAGCGCTGCCCCAGGTGCGACGAGGAGGCGGTCTGCTACCTCTGTGGCTCTTGCGGGACGCCGGACTGCGGCTACGTGATGGAGCGCGAGGAGATGGAGGCCCACTCATGAGCCCGCCTAAGCCGCTCCCAACAGACATCAAATCGGGGCCAGGGCGGAAGCGCGAACTGAGCCGGCACACTCCGATCTGCGTCCCCTGCCAGCGGAACTATCGCTGTGAAATGAACGGCATCTGGGTGCGGCTTGGCCCGGACGCCATCGTTGACGCCGACCTGTATCGCTGTCCCGGCTGCGGGCATCAGATCGTCAAGGGCTTTGCTGCACGGTACAGATCACGGTATGAGCCAGATGAGGATGATCGCCGCATCTTCGCCCGCGAGGATGAGCTCATGGGGGCTGCCACAATCACCGGATATGGGGGCGGGGCGGTCACGCCCGGTCAGCCCGACACCATCCCCGCCGAGGACGCGCCCGAGGCGGCGGCGGGCGACGGGCACAGGTACGGGTAGCCATGACGACCGAAGAGAGACCGCCAGTTGAAGACGTGATAGCGGACATGGGCGATGACGCCCTGGCGGAGACGGCGCAGGAGATCCGGGCCGAAGGGCGACGCCTGCTGCGCATGGCCGACCTGGCCGAGTTCGAGCTGGTAAACCGGATGGTGACCAAGGGCGCTACCAAGCTGGACACCGAGCACTGGGTAGGCACACTCAGCCCCGGCGCGCCGTTCCACACCATTGATGACGATCTGATGATGCGGCTGGACGGGCTTCTGTCCGATGAGGACTGGGGACGCGCCCGGGTCCATCCGCCGGCGCTGTGGGACAAGCGGGTGCTGAACGAGTTGGCCAAGCTCGGCGGCGACGTGAAGGCCGTCATTGAGGGCGCGACAGTCAGTGAACGGGGCAGGCCGAAGTTGAAGTTGAGTCGCAAGGAATGAGCGCCGTGACCATCTCCAAGGGCATCTACCGCGCCAACCGGCCCGACTGCGCCCACTGTGGCAAGCCCATCGAGGACTCACAGGCCAGAGAGCAGCGGGCAGGGCTGGTCTACCACATCGACAAAGGGCCTTGTCATGCGGCCTACGAGAAAGCGGGGATACGACCGTGACCACCGACAGCAAGGCGCTCGCCAAGCGCGAAACCACGATCCTCATCAAGGACACGCCTGGGGCGCAGAAGGCGCTTGTGTCCCGGTTCGGCGACAAGGAGTTCAGCACCGCCCTCACCGTGTCGCACTTCATCGCCGTCTGCAACACCTACGGCCTCAACCCCTGGATGGGCCAGATCACGCCGTTCCACGGGCGGCCGTACATCCAGCATGACGGCTGGATGAGCCTCATCAACCGCGAGGCGCCGGGCCAGCTGGTTGGGATCGATGCCCGCCCTGCGACGGACGCCGAGTACAAGCAGTTCAGGGTCGCCGAGTCGGCCTACTTCGCCATCGCCACCGCGACCCGTCGTTACCCCGGTGGCAATTCGGTCAGCCTGACACGCCGGGCGCTCGTACAGACAAAGGAAGTCGAGGGCGGGCAGGGCTACAAGCCCATCGAGATCGAGCCGTGGGAGATGGCGGAGAAGCGGGCCCGGGTCCGCGTGCTCCGGTCGCTGTTCAACGACTGCATGGCGAAGGTGGGTGTCCCCACGCCGTCTGTTGACACCCAGACGGGCGAGGTCCTGGAGGGGGAGGTAGTTCAGGCTAACGGCACGGACTGGTCGCGGCTGTGGGTCACGGCATCGGAGCGGGGGATGGAGAAGGCGGACGTCCATGAGCACTTCGGCGTGCCCGCGGACGATGGGGCGTTGAAGGACTACGCGCAGGCCCGTGTGAAGCAGACGGGGAAGCCGCTGCAGCAGGTCGTGCAGGACATGGCGGACGAAGTGGGCGGGCTGGGTCAGGACGAACCTGCGCCGCCGGACGATGGCCAGCAGCCGGAGCCGGAGGCCGTGGGCGAGAGGTTCGACCGCGAGCAGGCGGAGGCCGGCATGGCCCAGGGGTCGGAGCCTGCGGACGAGGGGCTGGCGTGAGGAAGCGCGCCGCTGGCCTCTACCGATCCAATCCCGACACGGTCCGTCTACATCAGAAGATCGTACGGCTGCGGCAGGAAGGATTCCTTCAGAAGGAGATCGCGGAGGTGCTGCCGATGAGCCTATCTCAAGTGCAACACCACCTTTGGGACAACTGCAACTGCAAGAACGGGAGACGGGCGACAGACGCGGCGGCGGGGCCGAGCGGAGCGGCTGACGTATCCGGTTAGCAATAGCGGCGCTGGTGCTAGGGCTGGCGCTCATCGGAGGGAACGATGCGAACGATATGGATGGCGACCTTCTTGGGCAGCTCGGCGATGACGGGCGTGGCGACGACCGCGATGTTGATCTGGACATCTACCGCGACTCTTGGACTCATGACACTCGGTGGGTTCGTGGTGATGGCGATCTCGGCGCAGGGGGCGCTCAGGGGCCGCAGGAGCCTGCACGATCAGATGGAGGAGAACCGGACGCACCTACGCCTGAGCCGGGGCCAGCCGCAACGCTGGGCGCGGGACCTAGCCCATCCGCTCAGGCGGAACGGCCACCAGCCGCGGACGGCGCGGGAGGCCAGGCGGTAGATGTCTGGATCACGTTCTACACCTGCCCGCCCTACTGCGATGCCATGTCTAACGGGGCTACTGTTTACGAGGGAGCAGCTGCTTGCGGTGGTGCGTTCCGTCTCGGCCAGCTATTTAGCATCGAGAAGGACCCAACTCTTCGGACGTACGTGTGTGCTGATCGAGGGCTCGGGGCCTAGCATTGGGTTGATATCTTTTTCGGCGATGCTGCCAGAGGTCGTGCCTGGATCGCGCAGGTCGGGAGCTACGGGACGGTGAGGCTGCTGCCGTGACGACCGCCACCGCCACGCTCACCATAGGCCGCGACGCCGATGGGCAGCCGTTCAGCCTGCCGGCTGAAGTGCTGACACGCCACATGGCGATCCTCGCCAAGCGAGGTGCGGGCAAGACCTACACCGCCGGCGTCATCGAGGAGGAGTTCGCCAAGGCAGGCCTGCCGTTCGTCGTCCTGGACCCCGTGGGTGTCCACTACGGTATCCGGTCGGACAAGAAGGGGCGCCGCAGCGCCTACCCTGTCATCGTCTTCGGGGGTGAGCACGCCGACATCCCCATCGAGCGTCACATGGGCCGGGCCATCGCCCAGGCCGTCGTCGAGGAGAATATCTCCTGCATCGTTGACCTGACGGAGCTATCGAAGGCGGCGTGGCGACAGTTCGTGGCGGAGTTCTGCCGCGAGTTGTATCAACTGAACCGCACGCCGCGCCACGTCTTCATCGAAGAGGCGACCGAGTTCGTGCCGCAGACGCGCCGGCCGGAGATGCAGGTGGCGTATGAGGCCGTCGAGCGCCTGGTCAGGATGGGGCGGAACCGCGGTATCGGTTGCACCCTGATCTCGCAGCGGAGCGCGCAGGTGGCGAAGGATGTTCTGACGCAGATGGACGTCCTGATCGCACTCCGGACCGTCGGCGTCCAGGACCGGAAGGCCTTGCTCGATATGTTCGAGTCCGTCCTGGAAGAGGACGAGCTGGTCCACCTGGAGGCGTTCAAGCGAGACATCGTGCGGTTGCCAGACGGTACGGCCTGGATCTGGTCACCGGAGTTCATGAAGACGTTCACGCAGGTTCATATCCGGGAGCGAGAGACGTACCACGCCGGCGCCACGCCCGCCTTCGGCGATGTCAAGGTGGTCCAGGCGCGGCCCGATGTGAGGGAACTCAAGGCGCGGTTCGCTGCGGCCGCTGAGCCGGAGCCCACACCTAAGGGGACGACCGCGGCTCAGTGCAAGGGGCACGTGGAGCGCATCGGGCAGTTGGAGGATGCGCTGGTGGCCGCCCAGGCCGAGGTTCAACGATGGAAGGGGGCGGCGGAAGACGTCCGGGCGGAACTCGACCCGCTCCGGGAGAGCGTGGCGCGCCTTCAGCGGCAGGTGAATGGTGTCGATAGCCTACGGACTGGCCTGCTGGCCCTTCTCGGCGATTCTGCGGACGCTGGTGGCGCTGTGGCCGCGATCGATGAGGACGCGCTGCTGGAGCGGCTCACGGCCCGTCTCCCGGCCGGGTCCGCGCCGGTCGTCCAGGTGACGCCGCCGGAGGCGCTGCGGAAACAGTACCTCCAGGTGGCCGCCGACCGACTCATGGCGAAGATACCCGGTGCCGGCGATGGCCGGACCGTCATGGAGCTATTGCTCGGCCAGGAGGTGTTCTGGTCCATCAATCGCATGTCGAAGGCGCTCACCGGTAACGACAGCGGCGGTACGCGCACTCGCTGGGGAAACGCGGTGAAAGAGTTGGCGACGGTGGGCCTCGTGGTCAAGGGCGGAAGCGGTCGCTCGGAGTACCGCGCCAACGTGCGCGGCTGTGTGGAGGTGGAGCTGGCGCCGCATGGCGGGACGCCGGAGGAGATCACGGCCGTCGAGCGGCAGGGGCTCTACCGGCTGGCGTCGGGGATGGGGGAAAAGGAGGCGTAGCGATGCAGATCATCTCGTCCTACGCCCCACCGGCGTTCACGAAACCGGTGCTCGTGTGGATGTCCTGCCAGTGCGACGACACCTGCGAGAAGGTGAACGGAGAAATGGCCGAGGGGGCGCACATGCTCGGGTGCTTCATCGAGGCGCTGAACACCGATCACGCGATGGAGACCGCTGGCTACGCGATCAGCGAGGCACACGGCTCCGCCCAGTGGTTCGAGATCGGGCGCTTCCCGAGCTGGTACGGCGCCGTGGAGGTTCACATGGCCATGCTGAAGGACATGCAGAACGGTCGGGGCGAAGAACTTTGGGAGGCTGGCTATGACCCCTATCTCAAGTTCTACAACCAGTTCAGGGACGCTCCTGTCTATGACACCGTGAAGGATCACGAGCGTCTATCGCAGACGACAGGAAAGGCGACGCCGTGACGGTCGAGATCGTCTGCGCCGACGCCCGCGATGCCCTGGCCGCGATGCCGGAGGGCAGCGTCCAGACGTGCATCACGAGCCCGCCCTACTGGGGGCTTCGGGACTACGGGCTGGAGCCGGTCGTGTGGGGCGGTGAGGGCTGCGAACACGAGTGGGGCGAGGATCTCGCCGGCGACACCCGCACCGACAACTTTAAGTCTTGGGCCAACAATGCCCGCGACGGCAACCCGCCCCCCGATGCGCCCCACATTGCGCGATCGCAGGGCACCTTCTGCCGCCGCTGTTCGGCCTGGCGCGGCACGTTGGGCCTGGAGCCGACGCCGGCGCTGTACGTGGAGCACATCGTCCAGGTGTTCCGCGAGGTGCGGCGTGTGCTGCGCGACGACGGGACGTTGTGGCTCAACCTGGGGGATAGCTATGCCTCATCTCCCCCAGGCAACAAAGCTACGGGTTGGGAGAAATGGAAGACGTCGGGACTCGCTGGCGCAAAGGAGGGCAGCCAATATCTCGACACTCTCGACGCCAGCGTTGGCCGCAAAGCTAACACCATCGCCCCGGGCCTCAAGCCGAAGGACCTCTGCGGGATGCCCTGGCGTGTGGCCTTCGCGCTCCAGGCGGACGGCTGGTGGTTGCGCTCGGACATCGTGTGGTCGAAGCCGAACCCCATGCCGGAGTCGGTGCGGGACAGGCCGACACGGAGCCATGAGTATCTGTTCCTGCTGAGCAAGAGCGCGAGGTACTACTACGACCAGGACGCGATTCGGGAGCCAGCAAAGGACCCCGCTGACGACCTTCGGCGTATCGCAGCTCAGCATAACGGAAACAAGTCTGTGGCGACTGCTCAGGTTAAGGGCCTACGGCCGCGCTCTCATAAAGGCTCCCACTTCGGCAGGGGCAAGACGGCGGAGCACCAGCTTGGGCGGGCGTCGTCCATGCCGCGGCAGGATAACCCGGCTGGTCGCAACCGCCGCTCCGTGTGGGAGATAGCGACGCAGCCGTACCCGGAGGCACACTTTGCCACCTTCCCTGAGAAGCTGGTGGAGCCGTGCATCCTGGCGGGCTGTCCAGAGGGCGGGACGGTGCTGGACCCGTTCGCCGGCAGCGGCACCGTCGGCCTCGTGGCCGAGCGCCTGGGTCGGCACTCGGTACTCATCGACGCGAACGAGGACTACTGCAAGATGGCGAGGGAGAGGACGGCGCAGATGGGGCTGATGACGGAGGCCACGCTAGAAGATTGGGAGGGCTGGTCCCAGGGAGACGACGGGAAGTTCATCGGCTCGGTGGAGTGTAGCCTGCCGTGACCGTCACCCGCGCCCCCACAGGCCAAGACCTAATCTGCTTGGTCTGTCACAAACCGGCTCAGGACATAGACCACGTAGTCAACCGTGGCATGGGGGGCTCGAAAGAGCGGGACGTGCCGGAGAACAAGGTGCCCCTCTGCCGTGAGTGCCACGAGTTGAAGACGGTGGGGCACATTGAGACGGAGGTTGGCACTCATCCCGAAGAGGGGCTGAGTTATCGATGGCGAAAGAAGGGTGCCGATATCTGGATTGGTGCCAGGGTTGAGGTGAGCCAGCGCTACAAGTGCCTGGTTCCAGTTCTGAGTGCTGCTGCTGAGGGAGGGACGGATTCAAAGGTTCCTTCTGGCCGACAAGAGCCCCCGGGCTCTGCCGAGGTGCCGGCGCCGCTTGAGGCTAGGTCGGAAGGTCAACCCTTGGCGGCAGCACCCAGCGCTGGCCTAACCCACGAACAGCGCGTAGCAATCGCCCAAGATTCGACTGCTTCAAAACTGCCCGCATTACTAGACGCGCTTTCCAGGGCGGTAGATGAGGCACAGACGGTTCCAGCACTAAAGAGCGTTCGGGATAGAGCCGAGGCTATACGGAAGTGGGCTAAGAGCGCGGGGGCTGGCCTTCAGGCGCAAAACTGGATAGCAGATAAGAAGATTGTTTGCGAACGGAAGGCGGGGGACTTGCTGGCCCAAGATATACCGCATCAAGGTGGACGGAAACCCTTGCACGATGCAAGCGTTTTGCGCCTAGCAGACATGGGCATCGGGGAAACCCAGTCCCACCGCTGGCAGCGTGAGGCGTCCGTAGAGGAAGGTGAGTACCGCGCCTACGTTCAGACGTGTGACGAGACGGAAACGGAATTAACGAGTGCTGGTGTCTTGAGATTAGCATACGCGCTCATCGAACGCCCGCCCCTCACCGACCCTGCCGTTGGTACCTATCGCACAGTCATCATAGACCCGCCCTGGCCGATGCAGAAGATAGAGCGGGAAGTCCGGCCCAAGCAGGGTCAGGCCCTCGACTACGCCGTCAAGAGCGTGGACGAAATCGCCGCTTGGAAGGCGCAGAATTTCATGGCCGAAGATGGCTGTCACGTCTACCTCTGGACTACCCAGCGGTTCCTTGAAGATGCCATGCGGATCATGGAGGGGTGGGGTGTCAGGCGAGAGTGCGTACTGGTTTGGAATAAGAACGTTGGCATCACGCCCTATTCATGGATGTACAACGCCGAGTTCGTCCTGTTCGGCAGAGTCGGAAACCTGCCCCTCTTGAAGAACGGTGAGAAGGTCGTTTTCGACGGCAAGGTGCGCGAACACTCACGCAAGCCGGACGAGTTCTATGACCTTGTGCGTCTCGTGAGTCCTGAGCCCCGCATAGATGTCTTCAGTCGCGAGGCCCGTGAGGGATTTGAGCAGTGGGGCGATGAGAAGGATCGTTTTGAGCTACCGTAGCGACCGAGAGTGGTCGGACCTCTACCTGCCGCGAATCAAGGCATTGGTTGGCCCCCACCTCCTCGTGCCCGCACCGTTCGAGGTTGACAGCGAACAGGCGACAGACCTCATCGTTCTGCGGGCTCGCGATATGCAAATCGCCTGCCGCGTGAGGACGCCGGGATTCACCGATAAGCCTCGCTGGCGTAGGCAGTTCACGGTTCGCTGCAAGCGGGACACAGGCGCAAAGACTGAACTCGCCAAGATCATTGACGGCTTCGGCGACTGGATGTTCTACGGCCACGCGACCGGCCTTGCTGACGAGATAAACCCGTGGTTCCTGCTAGACCTTCACGTATTCAGGGCCGCGTTGATACGTCACAGGCAGCGGCCCGTGACCTTTGAGAGTTGCGACAACGGCGACGGCACTTATTTCAAGGCTTATGACATCGACAGTTTCCCCTCGCAACTCGTTATCGCCGCCAGCCAGATTGGGGTAAAAGCTGATGTCTAAGGGAACGAAGACGAAGGCCAAACGATGGGCGCTGGAGGAGCTACGAGAGAAGTTAGCAACATTCGAGCACGAGCCGCCACGGAGTGATGAGGCTGCGATGGTGTCGGCTGAGTCGATTGTCTTCTTCCTTGATTGGCTTGGAGAGCAGGGATGAGAAGAACAATAACAATCCAACGCAACTGCCTGCTGGGCAACCGTATCGGCCAGGAAATTGCCGCTGATGAGACGGGAGTGCCAGGGTTGATGACTCACCGCCATGTTGAACGACCCCATCTATGGACGTTGACCCATGAACCGTCTGGTTTTCGAGTTGGGCCAGAGTATCCAACACGCAAGCGGGCTGTCGCAGCGGCCCAGACTCTTAGTGACCTTTTGGATTGGACGATGAGTAGAACGCGAGTTATCAGAACCTTCAAGTCGCTTCCCGAAGCGAAACGAAAAGCGTTGAAGTTGAGCGGATTCGGCCCTCGTGCTCGCCGATGACCCACACCCACTGTACCGAGTGCAAGCGGAGAATCCCCTGGGGTGAGCCGCGAACCATTATTGAAATACGAGAGGGCTGGAAGGTGACGAGGCGCAACGAACGGTGTATGCCCTGCGGGGGTTGGGTAATTGTGCCTGGGGTGAAGGTGAAAGATGCCGCCGCGAAGCCCTAACTCAACCCACCCCATACGCACCAAGGAAGCGATACGGGAACGCCATATCAAGATTCTTGAACTATGGCAGGAAGACGGGCGAACGGAGGGTGGACGGACGCCGCGAGAGATAGCGGAGGCGGTGGGACTGAAGCACGCATCCAATATTTATTGGCACATCGACGGGAGATGTAAGTGTCTCAGTTAGGGCTATGACGACCTACGCTGACCGTCTGTGTGTCTGCTGTGGGGAGCCGTGTCCCTGGCCACTGAGGGGCACGAACGCCGCGCCTCGGTGTCAGGATTGTCGGCGCTGGTGTAGCCGTGTAAAAAACTATCCTTGCCAGCTAAAGGGGCAGCGGTGAGCTGGGTGAAGGTTAGCGACGGGCTGGCCACCCACCCAAAGGTGCTGGCTGCTGGGCAGGCAGCAGCGTGGCTACACGTTGCGGGGCTGTGCTACGCGGCCCAGCACTTGACGGACGGAGCCATATCCGATTCATCGCTGTCAGGCTTGGGGCAATACACCCGTGCCCGCGCCAGGAAGCTAGCAGACCGGCTGGTAGAGGTTAGGTTGTGGGAGAGGAACGGCACGGGCTACGCCATCCATGACTACCTGGACTACAACCCGTCCAGGAAAGAGGTGGAGGCAAGGCGGGAAGCCAAGCGGCGCATCGGCCAGGCTGGGGGGCTAGCAAAAGCAAAGCAGCGTGGTAAGGAAAGTGGCTAGCATGGTGCTAGGCGTTAGGCAGAAACTTTCTCTACACCCGTCCCGTCCCCTACCCGTCCCCTTACCCCACTCCCCACCCCCCGTTATCGGTACGCCGTGCTGTATTACATATGGACATGCTTAGTAGCACCGTTATTAATAGCCAATTTTTCATTTCGATTTTCAATCTCACGAAAAAGTTGGTGACCTCTTCCTGGAGCTGCATTTCGTAATGGGAGGAAAGCTATGAGACTGTTCGGGTTCTTTCGTAAGAAGCCAGTCGAGTTCGAGGAGTATTACAAGGAGCAGATTAACCGGATTCGTCGGGGTGAGCCTATTGTGTGGTTGCCTGGAACGCCGAAGGAAATTCTGAGAAGCTCTGCGGAGATAGATAGGCTGAACGCCAAATTAGACGAGCGGATTTCACACTAGGTTAGTCCTGGCCCTGCTTGTAGCGGGGCTGGTGATGATCGGAGGAAGCAATGGAGAAGTGTTTACCAACTCAGCACGACCTAGTCCCACTGCGCGAGGAGCCAGCGCAGGGCACGACAACAACGACAATCTTCTATTGTCGGCGATGCGGCAAAATCGTGAGAGGGCACTAGCCGATGCGCGCCTTGTTCCGCTGGCTTCACCGGAGGCGGTGCCGACACTGCGATTGGAACCTGAACCAGTGGTTCGGGCCGATATATCCACCCTCGCCGTGGTGGAGGAGCCAGCTTTCGACATTTGCGGATACGACTGGAACTGTCCAGAGGCCGAACGCATCGTCTGGTGCGAGTCCCGTTTCGACCCGATGGCCATATCCTGGACGGGTGAATCCTTCGGCCTCTTCCAGCTCAATCAAGTCCACGCCTACCGATGGCCCACGTTCTGGAGCGAGTGGATGATCCCCGAAGTTAATACGGCCTGGGCTTACGAGCTGTACTTGGAGCAAGGATGGGGGATATGGGAATGTCGTTAGACTCTGACCCCATGCTGCTGACGGTGAAAGAGGCAGCCCGCAGGTTGTCCCTGGCCCGCTCGACGGTATATCAACTGGTGGTCGCTGGCCAGATTGAGTCTATCACTATCGGTCGGGCGCGACGGATACCACTGGATGCCCTGACCGCCTACATCGACCGGCTGCGTCAGGAGCAAGGGGAATGAGAGCGAAGTGGCCTTATCTTCGCGTTCGCCTCACGCCCATTGATTGGCGGAGAACAGAAACGAAATGCCGCGTTTGCAAGCGATCATTCTTATTAGAGCTAATAGCCTACGGCAGGGGAGTGTCTAAGGCGAAATGGCCCATCTGCCTAGAGTGCCGCGAAGAAGGTTGGACATATCTAACGGCTAGGTCACGCTTGTTTATTTGTCCCCGCAAAATCTACGTACGCCAAAATGGTAGCCGTCCATCTCTCTATCGGGAGTCAGACCTAGAACGAAGCCGAGAGAGGGTTAACCAATATCGAAAGGCCAATCGACAAAAGGTACGTGCATGTAAAAGGGCGTACTGGAGCAGTGAGCGCGGGATGGATTTGAAGGTAGTCAGCGAGCGCCTGCGGCTTGGGTGGTCACTTTTTGCAGCACGTAACGCGCCAGTCTCTAGTGGCCCCAGGAAGGGCCACATCCCTAACGTGGGGGCTTTATGACAACCGAAGCCCCGCCCTGCGTCCACCATTTCATCATTGAGGAACCGCGTGGCCCCATCTCTATCGGAAAATGTCAGATATGCGGCGAAAAGCGGGAGTTTGCAAACGCCTATCTCTTCAAGACGTACAACAAGGCCGCGTTGACGCTCAAGGAGCAAGATGACTAAATACCAATTTCCCTGGCCTCCGAAAGAGCTGTCCCCCAACGCGAGGGTGCATTGGCGGGCGCTGGCGCAGGCGAAGGCGCGGTACGCGGAGGACTGTGGTTGGAACGTGAAGGCTCAAATCGGCCACAGTATGGCGTTCGCCCTTAACCGTCGGCGCTTCCCCATCAAGCCTCCTGTCCAGGCTCAGGTGACGTTCGTGGTGACGGACAAACGACGGCGGGACTCCGACAACCACATGGCGATGCTGAAACCGCTCTGGGACGCTTTGGTGGAGACGGGGGTGCTAGAGGACGATTCGCACGACAAGCTGAAAATCGCGGAGCCGAAGTGGGAGCGTGGGCCGGAGAAGAAGGTAATCGTGGAGCTGAGCCCATATCGAAATGGAGGCGAATGATGGGTGAGCTATTTTCTATTCAGTGGGAAGGCCGTGTTGTTGCCACGATTGACGGCGATGGTAATTTCACCTGCTCGGATAAGGTTGCGATGGTCAAGGCGCTAAAGGCGCAGGGTGCGTTTTGGTTGGAAGTCACGGATAGACTATCGAGGCCCCGTAGTGTTTGATCCCCAAGCGGCCAAGGAGCGTGGCGAGGCGGGCATACCAGCGATGGCGAGTTGCCCATCTACGACAGAAGCCCTACACCTCACCGCCGAGGGATATGCCTACGTTGGACAGCTTCGCTCCGACCTACTCGCCGCCCTGAAACTGATTGAGAATCAGGAGCCGATGGTTAACCAGTATAAGAAGATAGTCGAGTGGCTTGCGAAGTACGTTCGTTCAGGGGAGTCCACGGCTGACCTTCTTGTACGCTTATCCGCCGCCCTGGAGGCGCTGGAGGAGGCGCAGGCACACCTCAAGACAGTCAGATGGGTGTTGGAGATGGACGATCCCCGCCTACTGAAAGCCCTACAGACTATTGAGCGATTGCTGAAAGAGCGTGACGGCTACGCGGCGCAGTCCAAGCGGCGCGGGGAGGCGCTAGAGAAAGTGGTGTCTAGGTGGCAAAGCTACCGTAGCGAAACTCTCCCAGGGCGTACACGAAACCAAGACTTGGGATACTGTGCCGAAGACATGAAAGAAATTGCTCGTGATGCCATCGCCATATCGCCCGAAGATGCGAGGGAGAAGGAGAAGAAGGCGTGAAGGCTCTGACGCTCGCACAGCCCTGGGCGACGCTTGTAGCGGCAGGCGAGAAGAAGATTGAGACACGTTCATGGCGGACGCGTTACAGGGGGCCTATCGCCATACACGCGGCTAAGAGTTATCCAGCTTGGGCACGCGAGTTGGCCCTAAAGCCGCCGTTTGCCGCCGCAGTGCATCGAATCTTCCACGGGGAAGCCCCTACCTTCCCGCTCGGCGCCGTGGTCGCTGTAGCAGAGTTAGTCGAGTGTGTGCGGATTGATGCGCTACCTCTCTCGTGGGCCCCGCAGTCTGGCAGTGCTGAACACGCTTTCGGGGACTATTCACCTGGACGGTTTATGTTCCGGCTTGAGGCAATCCTGCCGCTCACGGACATTATACCTACACGGGGCGCGTTAGGTATCTGGGAGTGGGATGCCCCATGGGAGGAGGCCCACCCATGAGCGATGAGGCGCGGAGGCTGCTGGAGGAAGCGGTCGAGTGGCGGGATAAGCTAGCGGCTCACCCTGAGTCTCAGGAGGCATGGGAGGCTTTGGTCGGAGAGGATGGGTGCTTGGATAACGAGGCCCGCGCCTTCCTAGCCCAGCCCGAACCGGCAGCGCGGGAGGCGGCGAAGCCGGAGCATGACAGGAAAGAGCTACGCTGCTCTCGCTGCTGGTACCGTTTCTGCGGATCGTGTAGTCACAACTGCCCGCATTGTCATCCTGCCGACACCTCCCTGGCTGCTGCGGCGCTGCTGGCACAGGGGAAGGCATTGATGGAAGTCCAATCAGCTTACGAGAACTACGAATGTCGCCGCTACACGGACACATTTGCGATTAAGGTCATCGGCGAAATCCTTGCCCGTGCTGCCCTACCCCCAGGGGAGCCCGCGTGACTGAGCCCCGCCTACACCTATATCGCCGCGATGCCCGTCAAATCGGTCGCATGGCTCAGGAGATAGAGCGCCAGGCCGACGTGTGTGAGCGGCACATCGAAGAGCACGGTGAGGCTGAGGCCCTACGATTCGCGCTTATGCAGCGTCTCGCCGACGATCTCCGGAAGGTCGCAAAGCGTGGTGCCAAGCGGTACTGGAAGGCGCGTGGCGAGTGACTGAGCCCGCCATACGATGCCCCCACTGCGGCAAGAAGCTAGCCGAAAGGCTGAACGGGAAGGTGGAGTTCACCTGTCGGGGGTGCAAGAAGCGGGTGACGGTGCGGAGGGTGTGATAGAATAGGGCGAGTAGTTCGGATGCTCTTTAGTGGCCGTCGTGCCCAGTGTGGTACGGCGGCTTCTTCTATGCTGTGCTGGTTAGTGATCCTGGGAGTGTACATGAGCTGGCTTCAGTCACGGGACAAACCCCGCGACATTCCCGAAACCGTTAGCGACGCCTATTTGGAGACGCCGGACATTTCGGGTGACATTCCAGAATACCTGAGTAACGCCTACGAGCCGTGTCCGTCTGCGGTGGCTGAGGCGGAGCGGATCGTGAGCAAGCCGTGACGCTCGCCACGCGCAGGATCAGCGGCAACAACAGCGGCCTGTACCTCCGCCCCCCGAAGGTCGTCGTTGTGCATAGCACGCGCTCAGGTCGGGCTGACTTCAGTGATGCCCAGGAGTTAGCGGCAACACTGGCATGGTTCACGAATCCCAACGGAGCATCGGCTCAGTGGGTGTTGTCGGAGACGGAGCGGGTGCGGGTGGTGGAGGACGCACTGATCGCTTGGCACTCTGCCTACCTGAACGGTAGGTCGTGGGGGATAGAGATGACGCAGCCCACCATCGACCGGCCATATCGTGATGGGCACTACGATAACGCCGCCCTTGTGGGTCGGCACTACGTTTCCCTCGGTGTGGCTCCCGTCTGGTTGCCCTTTTGGAACGGAGACGACGCCAGCGGGTTTGTGGCGCACCAGGACACGGTTCAGGGCAGGGAATCGGGCAAGACAGACCCAGGGCCATTCGACAGAGTGAGGTTCATCGCATCATTGGAGGACAAGATGACGGACGAAGAGTTCCTGAAGCAGTTGAACCGCGTGCTGTCGCGGGCACGGGTAGTTGCGACGTTGGCAGACGGGAAAACGAAGCAGTCAAAATACCATGCGCTGGGTTGGTGGATTGACCTCCTGCGTCGCCACCATGAGGACGCGGCTAAGCACAGCGCGGGAGAGGCGCACGACCACGAGATACCGGCTGGCCGGACGGGGGAGGCGTGATGGAAGGGGCAATGAAATCTCTAACTGAGCTTCTGCGCGGTATACGCGAAGGAGTGAAGGCCGTTAACGAGGGGCGCGTCAGGCCCTGGGGTGAAGTTGAGAAAGAACTGTTCGGAGACGAAGAGACGAAGTGATGGGGAGATCACCGCTATCGGCGTCGGGTTTCTCATCCTGAGCATGGCCGTGTTCGCCTGGTTCGCCTATCGGACGGGTAAGCGGGTCACGGCGCAGGACTTGATGGAGCGACGGCTAAAGAGGCTGAAACGGAGGCGACGATGAGCACGACGTTTACTGCTACGAGGTATAGTTTCAATCCTAACTGCACCACGTTTTCTGTGAAGCAAGTCTCTCCTCTGACCCCAGGCGTTCGTGAGCAGCGTTGGTTCTATGCTCACGAGGCTGAAATGGTCGCGCAATACGGCGGTCGTTGGATAGCGATTTCTGGTGAGACAGTTATCGGGGTTGGCGATGGCGCGTCCGAGGCTGCCGAGCAGGCCAGAGCGCGGGGATTCTCGGATATGGCTCTTATTCAAGTCCCAAAGCGCTTGGGTGAGTGGGACAACCTAATTGCCTAGAGGAGCGACGGTGAACGACATGATAGATAGAGCTACAGGCTCTACGGGTAACGCTGTAAGCGATGGCTTAACCCGTGCTGGTTGGGTCGCGGCGGTGCAGGCGTCTGTGGCGTTCTCGGTGCTGCGCTGGGACTGGCTGGAAGCTGATGAGCTGGCGCTGTTGGAGATACCTATTACGTTCATCGCCGTGGCCGCCTGGGGTCTATGGGATCGGTTTGGCAGGTAAGCCGTTAGGGGAGAGGGTGACGAAGACGGAGGCGCTGCTTGTCGCCCACACGGAGACGTGCGAGGGACACTGGAAGTCGATTGATGAACACTTGGAAAGGCTGAACGGCGACGTGGCGGAGAACAGCAAGTTTCGAGTGCAGCAAAAGGCGGTGTACGGGGTGATAGCTTTCGCCTGGGCGACAGTGCTGATTCCGGTTGTGACGATAGCCGTGGCGGTGCTGGCGTGAGAGCTATTAAGAGATTCCTGCGCCGTTGGCACCGTAGAATGTTTATCGGCGGCAATCCTGGGTGGGAACGATGACCTACACCAGCGGAATGATCCGCAAGCTCTTAGCGGACTACCAGCGTAGGGCGCAGGGAGCCCGTATGCGAGCGCCGGAGGACAGGTTGGGCACTAGGCCCCCGCCGCTGGATGAGGCCCCCTGGGCGAACACTAGCTGCCTGTGGTCGGACATAGAGCAGGCGATGCGAAGCCTGCCATTTCAACATGCGATGATACTGTGGGACGTGGTATGCAAGGGCGAGTCAAGCTCGCGGAACGGGAAGCGGTATAGCTGGCGGGAGAGCGTGGGGGACTGGTGGGGTATCACGCCTGGGGACGTAAACAAGATAGTGGACGGGGCGCTAGAGGAGATGTGCGCGTTCCTGAATGTGGATACCGTAAACGAAATATCGCGTGGCATATCCAGGGCTGGTGGCGGGCCAGATGCCACTAGGGTTGACAATTCCCTAGTCGCTGGCTAAAATCAGTGTATCGTAGGGCGTCCCTGTGGGGGCGCTCTATTTGATTGGGCGCGCCACGTCGTCTCGCACCTTGGGCAGAACCAGTATTGAATTCGGCTACCTAGGCGAGACACGTTCTTGGTGGGAATCTTGCAGGTTGGGCAAATCACTCCGTAGCCTCCTTAATGGCGTCGCGGGCCTCGACACAATATGACTTCGGACAATCACGGAAGACGTGGCCCAGGCATTCAGGCTCGTCTCTCAGACTGTGCAGCTTGTCAGCGCTCCTTTCCAGCGCCTCTAGCAGCTTGGCGTTGACGGCGCGGAGGCGTTCGTTGCTTGCTTTAAGGGTTTCGATGGTGCCGTCCATTGGGTACATATTGTCTCCTCTCGTGATGGCTTAGGCTGTTTGGTTGAGGATGCGGAGGATATTACAGGCGGTGCAGTGGCAATCCTCTTTACGGGGGATTTCGCCGAAGCAGAGTCTTTGCCGCTCACTGATGCTGCGCGGCGCTAAGTTGCGAAGCGCGATCAAGCACTCACTGAGAAGTGATACTGCCTGTTCGTCTGTGATTGCCTTACGTAATGCCATGTTCTCCCTTCCTTCCATGATGATATGGGCTAGGACTGGCGGACTTCGGGCCACTTCTTGTTGAGAGCGTCGTAGTGTTCGATGATGGCGACATGCACGTCCACACTAATGCTGGCGAGGATTTGTACCCTGTTATCGTGCATATTCACGACACCGGACTGCCGCACGCCTTCGTAAGCCTGGAAGTCCTCTTTGGTGATGTCGGCTAGTTTCATTTGCTCAGTCTCCTCTTCTTATCCCAGTCAAGCGATTGACAGCGTGGATTGGCGCATTTGAGTGGCTTATCGCGGGCCTGTTCCAGTCGGCCAGGTCTAGGCGTCCACTGATAGCCGCATTTCTGGCAGGTGAAGGTGGTGGGTGTCATGACTAGTCGCTCCCTTCCAATCCGCAGGCTTCTAGGAATTGCTCACGGTCGAAACCGCCTTCGCGATTATGCTTCTCTCCTGCCTTAGTAAGAAGTATTGTAAGGTCACCTGTAGTTCCAGGTCGGCTACAATGAGTACAGTGAGGCGGGTTGTCGGCGGCGAAGAGGTCAGCGAAGTCAGCAATGAGTAGTTGCACTACACTGTGAGCCCCCAAGAGGGCATCCGTTGGGCCATCAGTGGCCGCTAGGTGGTATTGCAGCAATCGGGCCACATCCTCGTAATGCTTTGTCTGGTATCTGGTAGTCATGCGTCCCCCTTCGCGGCCTTGATGGCGGTGCGTAGGCACAGCACGGTCGGGCTGGCATCGGGGTTGATGCGCTCGATTTTGCACCGTTCCGTGGTGGTTATCAGGGCCTCTTCGCAGGCCGACAGTAGCTCCGGTGCGGCGGCGATGAGGCGAGCGTTGGCCTCAACCTCCTCAGAAGTAGTCCCGCTCGCTTCTGCGATTGGCCCGTTAGTGGTATTTGGTTCGCCTGCCCAGATAGTGTGACCAACCTGCCGCCACGGCCCAGGTGTGTGTTCCATATCGTCTCCTCTCATGATGAAATGGCGGCTAGCGGTAATCGGATATGCGGAGAGCTGTTCGTGGAGAACATTGGCAGATGCGTGGTATTAGGTCTTTCGCTTCCTGGTATCCAAGCCAGCCTCTCCCCGCACGGAAGGCCGACCCATCGCTAAAGACAGCGATGTCATCGTGCCAATGGCCAACGTAGCGATGGCCTGCCTGTTCTAGCACCACGGGCGTTGTCTGCGTTGCCATTGATTCCCCTTCCTTTCTACTACTCCGTCCGGCATCGCGTCCATCATGTGATGGACGGGACGCTGGGGGGACTAGCAACTGAGGCAATGGGCGTGCAGTTTATGGCGGCGGGCGTCCGTGCGGCAGTAGAACTTGCCATTGGTTCGCTTGTACGCAGGGTAAGGGCAGCGTATGCGTCCACTGGGCCCGTGGATGATTTGCTGGCATTGGTGGGAAGGTGTCCTAAGCAGTGTCATCTCTTCCTCCTGACTACTGAGCCTATGGTTAGCTAATCCTGCGCGTGGTCGGCGTTGGGATGGTGGTGGGGATGGTGACTGCGGAAACCCGAATGGGGCAGATGGCCTTGGCGATTGCGAACCGTATCCTCTGGAACATCTCTTCCCTCCTAACTACTACCGTGACTACCGTAACAGTACACCCATGATTAAGGCTTGTCAAGCCCCATGCTAGATACGAACATTGTCTCATTGTTCACAATCTCCATGACGTGATGGAATCTAAAGCGCTAGTCAATATGGGTATGTCACCGTATCCTGCTGATATTAAGGCGGAGGCGGTCGCCTTGGTCTACGAGTCGGGTAACTTCTCCGAAGCCGCTAGGACGATGGCTGAACGCTACCCTGAGCGGAGCCCAAACTTTTCTCAAATCATCAGATGGTTCAAAAGGATTGATCCGGACAGATGGAAGGAGATGGGAGAAGAGAGGGAAGAAGCGTTCAAGGCGGGTATTATGGAGGTTGGAGTAAAGGCTATAGGCCGTCTGTCTGGCTCTCTGGATACTCTCAGTGACGCTGCGGTCCCTATCCCGTCAGGTATCACCATTGACAAAGCCATAGAACTGCTGAAGCTCCAGAAGGGCGGCGGGAATCAACTGAACGTGCAGTTCAACCTTGTGACCCGTGAATAGCTGGTATCAGCTCCTACTACTGAATATGGCTCAAGGTAGGTATCTAAGCCTGTCCCGTAGGCTGCCGACTCCATACGATTGGCTGATCCTTTGGGGCTTGGTGCAGGAGGAGCACGTGGTAGCTAGCCTACAGTGTTAACTGTGCCAGGCAAGCAGAAACAAAAGGCCCATAGATATCATCTATACCTATTGTGATTCCTGTTACTAAGTGCCACTAGTCCCTATCTAAATCACTTGACCTAATGGTTATAGTGCGAACCTGTAGGTAGGGAATGGATAGGGCGCGTGAACCTTACCGGCCTTAATTAAGCGGGTGTCGTCTATACGGGACGGGTTCCCGATTCGCGCTTCTCTGTATACAGCTAGGGTATCAACTCCGAGACGCGGCCCTCTATTTGGGCTATTGACATAATGCCTTGTAAGAGATGCGGCTACAACGGTGCTGGGAGCCCGTGTCCTGTCTGTTGGCCAAGGGCGCAGTATGTCCCCACACCGCCGATTGTCCCCACAGAAGTGTCCCCACAAGAGCCCATGTCCCCACAGTGCGCCTGCGGTAAGCCGAGGGACGGGCGACACAGTTCATGTGCGGCCTGCCGAAAGCGGGCCTACAGGGAAAGGAGCAAATAAGTGCGCGTTTCGAGGGGATTAGTAGTATGCTGGGTGAGCGAGGATAGCACGTCCTCGTTCCTTCCGGCCCGTCGGCCTGGTGACTTGTCCCAGCGGCGGGCCTCTTCTATTTAGGGAAAGGAGCAAATAGATGGGTTACTGGAAGCACGGCGAGGACGGCGAATCTTTCGCCCTTGACAGCGAGTTGATTTGGGGCGATTCCCCCGCCGACATCATGGGTAACGCGCTCAAGGAGATCATCTCGGTGTTCCAGCGCGACAGAGACCGGTTGCCCACGGAGGCCGAGATCAAGGCGGGGCTGCTATTCAGCCTGCGTACAGCGCTAGAGCGGGCTGCCAAGGAGCCTGCTGGGGGAAGGAGCGGGGGATGAGTTGGTGGGGGCGACTCTGGCGGAAAAGGCGCTACCTGACCGAAAAGGACGACCCTGTCCTAGCGCGGATTTGGAACAACGAGGAAGACGCCATCTATGACGAAATGGAGGATGAAAATGGCAGAGAAACACGACCGACATCACGACCACTGTGAGCACGATTTGGCCCACTGTGGGAAGTGCGACTTGGCGTACTGCGTGAAGTGTTCCAAAGAGTGGGGCGCTGAGTGTAAGCTGGCTCACTCACCGTACTGGTACACGCCCACGGGCATCCCGCTGACGGGCACGCCCACGGACATCCCTAACACAACCTACACCTGCGTCCACGCCAACTAGGGAGCGTTCCATCACGAAATGAGAGAACCGATTCTTCTCAGGGTGGAGTGGGTGGACTCCTCGTTACTGACTCCTGGCTGGCAGGAGGCGGAGGACATGACGGGAGCGGTCGTCCCGAATGTAACCGTCGGGTTTAAGGTGAAGGAACAGGACGGGTTTCTGTATTTGGCGGCGAGTTTTCAGGCTGAAGATACTCATAAGCCATTTGCTCAACCTGTAGCGATCCCCGTGCGGGCGATTGTGAAGAAGAGACGCATTACGAAATGAGAGAGCCGATGTCCGTGACGGTCAGTGACCACGCTAGCCTCCTGCCGCTCGGTGCATTTATATAGCGGATTCGGCTCCAGACCCGCTCCCAACGTCACGTGTACCACTGGGCTCCCGAAGGCGACTGAAGTATACCACATGGTCACTGAAGTAGACATCGCGCTGAACAAGGGCGCGCAGGACGGGTTTGTCCGCTCTAAAGCCGAGTTTCCCGCCTTCATGGGGGGCCAGGGATCAGGAAAAACGGCGGGCGGGGGCATCAAGTGCTGGTTCTACTCGATGGAACACCCTGGCTCTCGCGGGGTCTGGACGGAGCCGGTGGCGGCGATGTTCGCCGAGTCCTGCCTGCCGACGCTCAGGAGCTTCTTCGGCGAGTATGAGGGGGCATTCTGGCAAGAGCAGGGGAAAGGTGGCCCCAACCATCGGATTGAGTTCGCAAACGGCTGTCTGTGGATGCTCAAGGCGGCTGAGACGCCTGAGAGGCTGGTCGGGTTCGAGGTTGCCTGGGCGTTGATGAACGAGGCCGGTTCGACTGAGCATGGCTCACAGGAACAGGCTTACTTGAATCTTGTAGGACGCTTGCGGCAAAAAGGCTATCCCCACTGGTTGGGGGTCGCCACCACCCCCTCTGGGTACAACTGGCTGTGGAGAGAGTGGGTTGATTCCCCCACGGCGAAGGAGACCGGACATATTCTGTTTCACGGCTCCACTTTCGAGAACAAGGCGAATTTACCCGACGGCTATATCGAAAGGATGGCCCAGACCTACATCGAGGGGACTCCGATGTACCGCCAGTACGTCCTGGGGGAGTTCGTCCAGATGGAAGGGCTGGTTTTGGGCAACTTCGATCCCAACAAACATATAGCGCCCTGGCCCGATACTTTGTTCGTCAGAAAGCTAGCGGGGGTGGACTTCGGCGTTCAGTCGCCGACCGCGATTGTGGAGTGCGCCGTTACGCAAAGCGGCCACAAGTATCTGCGGGAGTGGCTGTACAAACGAGACTGCGACGATGAGACGTTCGTGAAGGCGTGTCGAGACGCGATGGATGGCGGAGTGACAAAGTTCATCTGCGACCCATCGGGGAAAGAAAGAATCGAGTGGATGGTGAGAAATGGCATTCCCGCCAAAAAGGCCCCCTCTAACCGCATCGAACAACGAGTGAAGGCGTGGTTGACCCCGTTGAGCCAGGGGATGCTGACCATCTGTGACGAGTCTCAATTCCTCATCCGTGAAGTTATGGGGTTGTCCTGGGCCAAACGAAGAGGTAGAGAGTTGGAGACGGACAAGTTCGACATCAACACTCCCGACCACGCCTTCGACGCGGGCGCGGACGTCCTTCAGGAGATTGGGATTCTCCCGCCTGACTACTCCTACCGTCCCCAAATTGTGGAATCGGGCTGGAACTAATGCTGTCTGCACGAGAGATAGACGAACTCGCGGAGCACCAAAGGAGGACTTTTTCCCACCAGCGAGATGACGACATCTTCGATAAGGACATCATCCGCCAGAGACACATCATCGACGCCCAGAAGGACAAGAAGCTCCAGGTCAGGCCCGTGGGCACGGGCTACGGGAAACTCGTTACGGCCCAGAACAGGTCATACCTCTCCGCCGCGCCGTTCATCGCCTACACCGCCCCTAGGGACACGTTAAAGGCGTACGCCGAGGAGTTGGAGGCCGCTACCCAGGAGATATGGAAATTGTCGGGGGCGTGGCTGGCCTGGCTGAGGTCTATCCGTGATGTCGTGGATGTGGGGCGGGGGTGGCTGCTGATTCATTCTCTCCCCAAGCTCTGGAAGGGGCTGGATTTCCAGCAAGGGGAAGAGGAGTCTGATAAGGAGTTCACGGACAGGCTGAACGAATTAAAGCTGGACAATTTTCCGGTCATCGCGCAACACGTCGATGTCCGCGACACCTGGCCCACCTTTACCCTGAAAAGGGAGCTAGATCAGGTGGTGGAACTTAGGGAGATGACCGCCCGACAGCTTGAAGCAGCCTACAACTCCAGGTTTGGCCTGGACAAGGACACCGACAGGGCGAAGGTCATCGTCTACGCTGACCACACTCACATGCGTACCGTCATCGCCAAGCACGGCGGGATCGCGGGGTTTGGCAGCACTCCCGCTCAGGAAGCGCTAGAGCCCTGGGAGCACGGGATGAAGATGAACCCCTACGTGCTGATGGAGGCCCCACCCTTGTCAGAGAACGACGAGGGGGTCGTGTGGGAGGGCTCGGTGGCCGCGCTCAGGCATCTAATCCCTGAGATGGATGGTGCGCTCACTGACATAAGACACAGCGGGAGGAAATCTGCCCGCGCCCAGCGGGTCTTCAAGCTAAACCTTACTGACCGTCGCCAGGACAGCCCTAATGCCAAGTCGAACGCCGATCTCATCACGATCACTCCTGAGGGCGATATAGTGCTGAATCTGGATGAGGGAATAGACCTTCTAGGCGCGGCGCAGGCCAACCCCGATAACACGGGTTTCTTGGGGATCGCCCGTTCCTTCACCCAGGAGAACGCCATCCGGCCCTCACTGTTAGGGCTTTCGGAGAACGCCAGCGAGTCGGGGATTGAATTCAACACCAAGTCGCAGATAGCCCAGAACGACTTTGGCCCCGCGATAGACTTCCTCTCCGACGCGGCTGAGAACGTCGCCAGGCATTTTATCGCTGGTCTCATCTCTTTCTCCGAGACGTTCAAGGACATCGGCTTAGAAGACGACAAGATACCGCTTTCCTTCGTCAACTCGAAAGGCATTTCCCAGAAAACCGACCTCAAAGCCTCCGACCTGAAGGGGTGGGATAAGAGATTACAGGCCAAGATTGAGGCGCAAATCCCCGTGAACCGCAACCAGCAGATCGTGACAGCTCGACTCGCAGCCGACCCCGTGTCGGGCATCATGTCACTGGAGACGGCGATGGAACTCTATACCCCCATCGCCAACCCGTTAGAGGAGATGCGCAAGCGCGACCTGGACAAGATTAGGGCGGCACTGGTTAACCAGAGGGTTCAGGCAGCGGAGCAAGTCGCGTTCCAGATCGCCTCGGCCCCCGCCAATTCCGACATTCTCGCCCAAGACTTCGCGGCTCTGCCCGAAAGCCAGAAGCGGGCTGTGCAGATGGCCGCCCAGACTCAGGGGCAGACCGTTCCCGAAGCTAGAGGCGAGGCTAACACCGCTCGAGAGGGTATGACGCAAGTAGCAGGGATACCCAATGCCTGACGAGTTCGGCACACCTGAGGCCCGCGACGCTACCTCCATGCACGAGAAGACGGTTCGGGAAGCAGCAGAGTACGCCGCTGACTTGGACATAGCCGTCAGGGAGAACGTGCAGAACCGCGATTTGGGGAGTGTGAAAGTCTCGCCCCAGCAAAGACAGCAAGAGTTTGAGGTAATGAAGGACAACACTGAACACCTGGCCCAGTTCTTTGTTGACCAGAAGGCGACCGTGGAAGAGATGGTTCAGTACTTGAAGCAGATGAACAAGTAAATGGCCTTCATCGGCATCTACGAGACCCCCTCTGCGCGCCTAAACCGGCTTCGCTCTGCCCTTGACTCAACGGCCCAGAGTATGGGGGACACCGTTTCGCAGGGCGTAGAACTGGAGGCCCGCACGCGGGCGATGGAGGACAGCCTGAGACGGTTTCGTGAGGTGGAGCAGAGGCAGCAACCTGCGCGCCGGACGTTTGAACCCAGCCCGTCACCCAGCGGCATATTCACGGACAGGCTCACGGAGCAGCCACAGTCCATCGAGCAGTTCCAAACCCGATTCCCTGACGAGCCTGCCCCTGGCACTGTTCCCCAGCCCACAGTGGGTTTCGAGCGACTCACCGCAGAGGAACAGCAAACCTCTTTCGAGGGCGGATTCCCTGCCAATCTCACTACTCCCGAACGCAAGGCGCAACACTTGTGGCTCCGTCGCGCTGGCCAACTGACACAGGAGGGACTGCCAGTGCAGGAGGCGCTGGACAGGGCGCAAGTAGAGGTGGGGCCAACGATAGAAAAGCAGTTTATCCCTGAGACGAGAGGCGGTCTCGCTGGACGGTTCGAGCGGGGGCTGCCGAAGGTTATCGGTGGAATTGGTAAGGGGATAAGCGCGGTTGACGAAGCTGCATTCCAAGTCAACCAGTTTATCAATGAGCAATTAGGCACTCCGCCAGAACAGCAGCCTCGCCGTGAGGACTTTAGTGTACTGGGTGGGCGGTTAACTGAAGGGCAGGTTGGAACCCTGCGGACGATCTTGCCTCAGCCCATTGAGGAGCCCGTCATCAGGGAGGCTGAGTTTATCTCTAGTCCTGCGGGGTTGGCGGCAACGCTGGCATGGCCTGCGTTCGTTCTGAGAGGTGCCGCAGGCGGTGTCGCACTGGCTGGTGCTGGCAGAGCGGCGGGAGTGTCCGAAGAGGTAGAGATCGGGCTGCAAGTCACGGGCAACATCCTGGCTCCAGGCGCAGGGGTGGTGCCCAACCTGAGCCGCCTCACTGGTGGACTAAAGGGGCCGCAGGCCACGGCCTACGTGACGAGAATAACTGAGGAAATAACCACAGCGCGTTCGGCGGCGGATGCGCTAAGGAACGCGGGGCTCACATCGAAGGCTGACGAGCTGGAGCGTTTCGCGCAGGTAGCCGAAGGCTCTCTAGCGAGGGCTGAAGGGCGAGCCTTGGTGTCGGAGGCGACGGGCGATGTAATAGGTGGGGCCTTCACCCCTACGCAAGCTGATATTGGTGTCTTGCAAACCGTTCGTGCTGCAACCATCGGTGACATCACAGCGCCAGAATTCACCCAAGCGGCTGTTCGGGCGGACGTTCGCGCTACGGGCGAGACGATTTCCTCTCAAGTGTTGCAACCACGCCCACAAACGGGGCCAGCGATTCTACAGACTCAGTTGCCGGAAGGTCTAAGAGATGTGGGCCAGCGGCTTACTGTAGAGCAAGGCGGGGGGACGCTAGCTGGCATAGGTGAGGCTAAAGACTTCTTCGGGCGGGCCATTGACCCGCTGCTTCCGCAGGGTGGTATCCCTGGGGGTTTCGTGCCTAAACCGAAGGGGATGAAGCCAGGGGCTAAGGTTACGGGGCTCACCCAGGAAGGCGCACAGGTTGAGGGCACGCTGATTCAGGTGTCGGGCGAGAAGGCCATCATCCGTGATGCAGCGGGGAACGTCCGCCCCGTAACTGCGCCAGAACTGATTGAGGGGGCCGAAGGCGCGGGAGTAATTAGCCGTCTGAAAGACATCGGGCGTGACTTCCGTTTTGGCCCCAGCTCTAGGACGGCTGTCCCCTCTCTTGACCCATCTGTTCAGAAGTTCGTCAAGGTGCTCAGGACGGCAAAGCCCACGCAGCGCACCCTGAAGGCAGAGCGGGCGGAAGAGTTAGGCAGACGTGCAGCGAGGGGCCGCGTCCCATTCGAGGCGGAGGCGAGGACGCCAGAAGAGGCGCTGAGAGGGCTGCGAGGTGCCCAGAGGGGCAAACTCCCTGAGCCGCCTGAGTTCGAGGTGAGGCTGCCATCAGGCGAAAGAGGTGTTGCGGCGGACGCCTTCACGCAAGAGGAAGTGACCAACTTCATCAACATCGCTCGTTTCTCCCCCACGCTCGACCGCGAGCTCTTCACCAGGGGCAACATCATTGAGAGCCTGATAGGTTCCCTCGACAAGAAGGGCATCCTGTTTGGTCGGCTCCCGACGCCTGGGGAGTTGAAGCAGTTAGAGCGTGTCTACGGCGCGGAATTCGCCCGTGAGCTTCAGAAAGTCAGGCCGTTCGGTGAGCGGTTCTGGCGGCTGACGCTGGACGCTCTGAACATCCCGCGTTCTTTCCTAGCGGCGTTCGACCTCTCGTTCCCGTTTCGGCAAGGCGTGTTCGCGTTTGCGCGACACCCCAAGGAGTTCTTCGGGAATCTCCCAGCCATGCTCCGCGCCGCTAAGAACCCTGAGTTTGCGGAACAGATGGTGGCCGCGATTAAGAACGACAGGACGTTGATAGAGACCGCCGAGGGGTTCCGTCCGCTCAACGAATTAATGGAGGATGCTCGCTTATTCTTGCCCGACATCTCAGGCACGGAGGCGTTTGAGGCGAGGGCGGAAGAGTTTCTGTCAACGTTGGCGCGTCGTATTCCTGGGGTTAAGTTCTCCGAGCGGGGGTTCATCGCCTATGGTGACAAGCTGCGTTCAGACATCTTCCGCAACACTCTTCAGTCCTGGGCGCGGCAGAGCAAGCCCGCGACCGCCGAGGAGATCGCCGACTTAGGGATTATGCTGAACGTCCTCACGGGCCGAGGGAATCTCCCGCCCGAACTAGCCAAGAGCCTGTCCTTCGGCTTCTTCGCACCCCGCTTCGCAGCGTCGAGACCGCAACTTTTCCTGGCTGCAACTATCAACAACCTCCCTGGGGCAAGAAAAGTAACGGGCACGATTTTGGGTGCCCCTGGACAGACAACTAGGGTGGCACGGCTTGCTTCGCAGGAACTCGTGACATCAGTAGGTGCGGGACTCGGAATACTGGCCCTGGTCAAGATGTCCGGCGTGGGGGACGTAGAACTAAATCCACTGTCCAGCGACTTCGGCAAGATCAAGATTGGCAAAACCCGCATCGACTTCTGGGGCGGTGCGCGGCCCTGGGCAACGGTCATCGCTCGGATGATTACGGGCAAGAGGAAGACAGCGACAGGCTTTATCGTTCCGCAGGATGCAATGAAGGCGTTGGAGAGATTCGGACGCAGTAAGCTGGCTCCGCCGGCCGCCTTGATTGCGGATGTGCTATACGGCGAGACGGCAGTGGGAGAAGAGATTGGGACAAGGGGCGACATACTGCGCCGGACACTACCGCTCGCTATACAGGATGTCGCGGATGCGGTCATTCAAGAGAGTACAACGGTGGGACTGCTGTCTACGGCTGCGTTTCTAGGGGTGGGTTTCCAGACCTACGAAACTCCTAGCGAGAAGAAGAAGCGGGCATTTGAGGAGGCTTTCCCCGACCGGACTTATCAGGCGACACCGGACGATAACCGGCTTGTCAGGGGAGCCATCGAAGAAGATAACAACAAAGCCGCGCTGGAGGATGCTTTTCAGCCTTCCCCTGAACAGATGGAGACGGAGGAGATCAGGGTTGCACAGGCAACAGAACTGGGCCTGTTTACTCTGGCGCAGGGCGTTGAGATGATGCGGGGGTTAAGCGCAGAGGCGATACTTACGGGAAATAACAACGCTGGCCCAGAGTTCGCTGACGTATGGGTGGACTATCTGGACAGGGTTTCCGGCGCGATATTCGAGGCCGTATTCGGTAAGGAGAAAAGAGGTAGTCCAGAGTATCTTGCGTGGCGGGACATCAAACTACGGCGTGATCCTACAACGCATGAGCCTCTCTGGGATGAGTTCTTCGCAGCGAAGGACGCTGCCCTTGCGAAGCTCGACCCACGGCTACAAAGGGCGCTCGATCTAGTGGACGCCCCTGGTGATGACCCCGTGTTGCAGAGAGCGGTGGAGGACTTCAACGCGGCTCGAAAGCAGCGGCGGGAGCTATTCAATATCCCTCGCTGGACTGGCATTGGAGCCAGCGAACAGAAACGAATCGAGGAGATTCACGATCTTGTGGAACGTAAGCGAACCGAGCTTGCCTTCCAGGGCTTCGCCGACGTTGAGAGTGGCACTATATATCAGCTCGTGGCGAAGGAAAACGGGATTGCGGACGACTTGCTTGCAAAGGCGTTCTCTCTGCGACCAGGCTCCAACACGGCTAGCTTGCAGCGCAATCCTGAGTTCGACCAGGCGCTTCTCACGGCAACCGACACTCTGTTGCCGTTCTTCCCCGATATGTTTAGACGGCGCGAAATTCAGAGGGCGATAGGGTCGGGAGCGGAGGTGGGCGAGAGTTTCATCCCCCTAAACTCTCTTGCAGCAGACCCCCTTGCGGCGGAGTCTCCCCAGACTCAGGGAAGCTTTATTCCCTTGGAGGCGCTAGCCGCGAGATAGCGTTGCCGTCAAGGGGGTCAGCAGTCGCCCTCTGCCGCAGGTGGGCAGTCAGCCGAAGGTGGGAAGATTTCTCCGAGAAGAAGAACAAATCCAATGAGGAGTAGGACTATCAACGCGACGCCGAGAATGCCCGCAACCAGATTCTCTAAATCGCGCCTATCCCATCTCTCGATCCACTCCTGCCAACCATCTTTCATGGTCTAGTGCCCCTTTCGGACTAATCATCTTATCATGGCCCGTCAAATCGGCGGGCCTTTTCTATTGGAGATGAACGATGTCAGGACATAGCCCACGGCCAGAACTGCGACCAGGAGAGAACCCAGGTAGTTCTACATTTCAAGGCCGCCTGGCTGCTTGGAGAGCCGTTCCTGCCCCTGATGGTGGCGGTGGGGGAGATGGAACTCTCTCCAAGTTCTTTGATACCCAGGGTAATCAGCTCCTCGTCAGCGAGATTCAGAATCAGCAATTTGTGGTGGATGCGAATGGGATTTTCTACATCCCGCAGTTTGACGGACTTGGTACATTCACGGGCGTAGATTTAGCCTCTTCCTCGCAACAGAGTTTCCTGAGTGGGCAGACCGGCGGCGGCGGCTCCGCCCCCTCCTTCGCCTCCACTCAGGCTGCACAAACGCAGGCTGAGGCGTTTGCAAAGGCGCAGGCCGAGGCTGACCGCAAGTTCCGTGCTGAACAGGACAGGCTGGCTATCGAGGCCAGGGCTGAAGAGAGTCGCCTAGCCGAAGAGGCCGCCCTCAAGCGCGGTCGCCTCTCTACCCTGGCCGACCTCATCCAATCCTTCGCCGCATCCCAGGCTCAGGCGCGGGACACGTTGGCGAACCTTCAGCCCGACCCGTTTCGGTTCGCGGCGGTATCGGGCGGGGTTGCGCCGTTTGGGGTGACGCCTCAAGAGGGGTTCCAGACTCAGTTGACAGACTTCGCCTCAGCACCCGTACCGACGGCAGACCCTAACGCCTCTCTACCCTCTATAGAGTCGGCCATCCAAGGGCTGACGGGGGCCAGCGTTCCTCTGTCGCCGCAGACGTTTGGTGCGGCAGAGGGTGTGGTTATTGAGATGGCGAGAGGCGCAGATGGGAGCTATAGCGCCGCACCGCTACCGTTCGACGTGCAAGCCCGACTGGTAGGTGAGAATCCGGACGGGACAGTGAACCGCACGACTGAGGTGATGGTCACTAGTTCCCAGGGAACCGCTATCATCCCGCTGGGTAAGGGCGCGCAGGAAGGCGGGTTCTTCCCGTTCTCGCCGATTGAGTTCGACAAAGAGACGCTGCTGCCCGCGTTGGGGACTTCGGGGATTTTCAATCAGTTTGGGCTTTCGCAAGTACCAACTGGGAGCTTCGGGCCGATGGGCCGCTTCACTGCACCCTCCGGCGGTTCTCTTTTCAACCAATTTGGCATCGCCCCCAGCTTTGTCAGCCCACTTGGCAGAGATGAGGCGTTCTTCGTCAATCCTGAGACTGGCCAAAGACAGCTCATCACGGCATCGGTGCTGCGGAACATAGACCCGCGCCTTATTACCAATCTCCCTACTGTGGGGCAGTTTGGCCCCTTGGCGGGCTCGCCGGTCTCTCAGGGGCAGGTGAGTGACATTTTGGGGCAAGTCCGCGAACCCGGTTCCTTCACAAAGTTCTCCGCACCTATCGTGGAGCCGACGACGGGGACGCTGCTGCCCGCGCCGTTCGCTATTGCCAGCCAGCTAAACAAGCTGAGACTCACTAACCCATCCCTGTTTAACATGCTCCTCTCGGCCTACGAATCGGCGGGGGTGTCCGCGACGAGTGTGTTAGGCACCATCCAGCAGGCCCTACCGTTCGGACAAGCTAGGACTAATATTGGGCTGAACTGAGCCCATTTCGATATGGACGATGCCCGCTGAGATGCGGGCTTTTTGTATTGGAGGAATCATGCAAGAAACACCGACTCCGACTGCCCCAGTGCAGCCCTTGGAAGCGGAACCGCAGACCGGCCCTGCGCCGGTTGGCGCTGAGAAGCCCCAGCCGAGTCCAGAGGCCGCTCCTGCGGAACCCAAAACTGAGGCCGAAACTGGCGCTGAGGAAGAGGCGAAACCCTGGGTGGGCGTGAAGGAAGTGGAAGGGCTCCGTGAGCACGTAGGCCCGCTCCTGGAGGACGCTGAGAAGACTGGTTACGACAAACGCACGGGCGAGTTTGACCAATACGCTCAGCCTTATCTCCAGCAGCACAGTCAGAGGTTGAACGACATCAACTCTGGTCTGGGCCGCATGGCTAAGGGGCTGGAGGCTTTAGTAAAGGTCTCCAAGAGTGATAGCGGGACGGTGGACGGTGATGTCCTGACTGAGTGGTACGACTCGCACAAGGAGACGTTTGAGGCGCTTCTTGGTGCGAGCGACACCTCTCAGCAGTTCCACGGCGGCAAGAGGTTGCTGGTAAGCATCGCCGATGCTGCGGGCGACCAGTCTGTCGCTCAGCCGTTCATGAACCGTTTGGACATGCTCCAAAACGGCGTTCCTGACCCCAATCTCTTCCATGACTTCCTGAAGAAAGTCTCCGCGAAGTCTACGGAGGCCATAAAGGGGCCACTTCAAGAGGAAATCACGTCCCTGAAGGCTCAGGTAGAAGACCTCAAAGCCAAGAAAAGACCGGAGGGGCCGGACACGACCCAGAAGGGTTCGGTTGCGGCAGACGACAGCAAGCGACTGCTCGACCCCACCACGCCCATTGAAGAAATCAGAGAAATTAGAGCCCGCCAAAAAGCGGGCTAAGGAGATAAGACATGGTAGCAGGTGAAACGAGTTCAGGGTCTCTAAGCGATGCCCTGCCTTCGATCATCGCTGACGCCCGCATTGTGAAGGAGTTTCAAGGCACCTGGATGCGGACGACTGATATTCGCAGGCAGAAGCCAGGCACCGGCCTGAGCTGGCAGGAATTCGCGCTTTCCCAGGTCGCGGCGCAGGACATCACGGAGGCCACGAACAACCAGAACTTCCAACAGCTTCAGGGCACGCTGTTCAGCATTGAGCCGACGATGAGCCAGATCATCATCAAGATCACGGACAGGACGTTCCGCAAGATCGCTGCGGTGGTGACGGGCAAGTTCGGCAGTTTGGCTGGAAACGCGATGGCCCGTAAGGATGATGAGGATTACCTTGCGACGTTCTCAACGTTCGCCACAACCACCTCCCCAGGTGCGGGAAATCCCTTGTCCTTCGGCCACATCGCGGCAGCAAAGAGTAACGTCACATCTAACGTGACGGAGCCGAGCATGGCGGAGGTATTCGCCGTCCTGCACGGTTTCCAGATCAAGGACATCCAGGATGAAGTCCTGTCTGGTGTGGGCACCTACACCATCCCTGAAGGGTTGACTCAGGATACCTTCCGCCAGGGCTTTGCGGGCACGGTTGCTGGGGCTAATGTCTTTGAGGACGGGAACATCACCATTGACGGCTCGGACGACGCAAACGGTGCCTGCCACTCCCGCGAGGGTGTGGTGGCTGCTGTCGGTATGGAGATCAAGAAGGAGACGGATCGAGACATCAATTTCGGTGGTGGTGCAGACGTGATCTCAATGGTCAGTGAGATCGCCTTCGCGGAACGCAAGAGCGGCACGACCCAGGTTTGGGCCTACCTTTTGAAGTCGGACGCCACTGCCCCCACTTCGTAGTGGTAACTGAATACACATAAGAATATCGCGTACAACCCAGACATATTTCCATAGCGGAGCAACCGCTGGAAAGGAACAGAAATGGCTATCCAAGAAGCATTTGGGAAGCTCGGATTCTTCGAGGACTTCCAGGGCGTAGCAGCCTCGGTCTCGGTTGCGGACGCCACGGCAGGAACCCGTGTTAATGACATCACCCTTGTCGCTATCGGTTCCGCCGTGACGTTTACTTATACCGTGGATGAGTCAGGCGGTATCGCCAGCTTCCAGACTGCTGACAACGATGCGGCCTCCGGTATGGCCCTCGTGTCCTCACCGATGGTTCCGTCTTCTAACGGCACCCTTGTAGTGGTGGGGCGGTGGAAGGCGAGCGTGGTCACAGACTTCCGCCACTTCCTGGGCTGGCAGGAGACAGTTTCGTTAACAGAGACCGTAAACCCGTTTACCCTGAACGGCACAACTCTCACAGCGAACTCCGCCGGCCAGGTAGTCGGGTTCTACTTCGACGGACAGGCTACGACGGACGACCTCCGCTTTATGGCGGCGTCGGACGGCACGGCCTCCACGACGGCGGCGGTCACAGCCCGTGACGGGTCTACGACCCTCGGTTCGCTCGGCATCCTCTCTGGGGCTACCGTTGCGACTGACTCGTGGATCACCGCCCGCGTCGAGATCGACACCGACGGGACAGCACGGGGCTATATCGGCGCGGCTGGAATGGGGAACCAGACCGGCCTTACGCTCGTCGCTACTCTCAAGAAGGGAGCCCTAGACGCAGATGCGGTCTACCACCCCCACATGCACCTCTCACAGCACAGCACGGGCTCTGTTATTCATGAGATTGACTACTTCGGCGCGACTGGCAATCGGGATTGGGCTGCGTGAGTTAGTCGGCTTCTGGGGGTCGAGCCGTTAATCGGCCCCCACCTTTAGTTTCGGTGCGGGCTATCTCGCACTAAAGGAGTGAAATGGCAAAAAGAACGACATCCGGCATACACAGGGGGTTCTGGTACGACTACCAGCAGACCCCTCCTCGTCTGAAAATTCAGAAGGATGGGGTGACGGTCTTCTCGATGGATGACGATGGGAAAGACACCTCTGGCGACACCAATGGCCCAGTAACCAAGATCAACCAGTCGGTAACGACCACGGGAGATGTAACCGGCTTCGCCGCTAGCCCCCGTGCGGCCTCCAGCGTAGACTGCGCCAGCCTCACTGCTATCAAGGCAGAACCTATACTCAAGGGCACCAACTCGCTCTCTGGCGACTTCCGCGCTATTGAAATCAATATGGACGACAGTGCGGGCACTGAGACGGTTGCTGGCGACGTGGTGGCGATTCGTGTCTTCTCACAGATGCGAGTCAATCCCAGCGGCGATTTTGCCGTGTTGGAGGTTGAGTCGCAGGGCGACGGTGGGGTGTGGGACTACTTTAGCAAGTTCCCTAATGATGGTGTCATGGCCTTTACCGCCTTCACCACCGCTACATTGTCGGGGGCGATCAAGGTGAAGGTCGGTAGCGCTGACCGTTTTATCCAGCTCTACACCAAAGTCCCAGTGGATTAGGAGGAGACAATGGATACAGTCAGAACAGGCCACATCAGGATTCCCCAAGGCTTGAGGATGAAGGGGATTATCGCAAAGGACGCCCCCGACATCGTTCAGGTGATCTGTCGAGAAGACTGCTGGATCGAAGATGCGCTTAACCGCTCAGGCAAGATCGAATACGAGGAGGACTACAAATACTACATGACTCCTCCAGAAGCGGAGACTCTGATCCAGACAGGTAAGTTCGACGCTTGGAACGTAGGACGATGGCGGATACCAGGGAAAAGCAGAGACTCGAAGCTCGCTTAGGCGACCTGCGGAAGTCCCGCCAGGATCACGCCGATAAGGTTGACGAGCAAGGCGTTCAGGTCTGTCTCCACGACGGGGCTATACAGGAGTGCGAAACGTGGTTGGCAGCCCTGGACGCCCCTGGGGCCCTGCCTACTAGTAGCGTTCTCATAGTCACCTGCACGCTCGGCCAAGTGCGTATGGAGTGGGCGCTGGCAGTAATTGGTCAGACGCTGCCTCTGTGGAGGACGTTCAAGCGCAACGTTATCATCGGTGAGACGACTGTGGACGCCCGCAACAAGGCAGTGAAACAGGCCCAGGACGAGGGGTTTGATTACCTCTTGTTCTGGGACGATGATGTTGTTCCTCTCGATAGGTTGGCGGTGCAGCACCTTCTGGCCGTCATTGATGCCGACGATAGCATTGACCTCGTGGGTGGGATTTATCCCCGCAAGGTCACGATGGAGCCCATCGTGGCTAAGGATGACCACCAAAAGAACGGTGTCTGGTGGGGCTGGCGAGACGGACGGGCTGAACAAGTCTACATGACTGGTACGGGCTTCCTGATTATCCGCGTGGCCAGTTTAGCGAAGATTCCCGTGACGGACGGGCGTTATTTTGAGGTAGGCGACAGGACAACGGACGACTTCTTCTTCGCCGACTGGTGTGCGGCGTCCAAGCTGAAATGGTATGCGGCGGGCAATGTTGTCTGTGACCAGATAGACCTTGATGGGCGGCTCCATGAAGTGGAGAAAGCCATGCCGAACTTCGCTGAGGGCATTCCTGTAGAGGAGCTGTTCCCTGGTGCGGAGGTAACACTCAATGAGTGAGAAGAAACCCCCGAAAGTAACACGGACTGAGTTCCGTGCCTGTGGTGGTTGCGGAGACCTATTAGCGGCTGGCGAGTCCTGCCCCAACTGCAAGAAATAAGGATTGCCCGATGTCTTCATGGCTGTCTGAGAACTTGAACGAGCGGGAAATAATCACCGCTGGCCCCACCCGCCTGAACGGTTGGTCATTGACCAACACTGGTACTCAAGATCGCTTCGTTGCTTTCAAGAATGAGGAGATCACGAAACCCATGATTGTCGTTCCGACTGGTGCCACCGGCCAGGAAGTGGATGTCTCGCTTGCATGGGGCGAGTTGTTCTAGTTATGCACATAGTAACTGACCGGATTCACCCCGACGAACCCGCCTATGGTCTATGGGAGGGGCCGAAGAATGGACGGTGGATTCAGCGAATATTCGTAGTGAGGGGTGACGCTAAAGCCAAGTTCGAGACGGACTATGGCCCCATTTCAAAATGGCCTGACGCCACGGAGATCATCTATCCCTCCTTCGGGGAGAACTCCGTAGCCCAACTTCAGGAGATGGCCGAGCGAGACCGACACAGCGATAAGTGGGCCAAGAGAAGGAGGGAGATGCAAGCGGAGAGTACCCTCATCTCCGACATCTTGAGACAGGAAGAGGTGTTGCTTAGTGTAGTTCGCAACCGAAGTCATTTCGGCCCAGGAGTATCCGTCCAGAGAAACGATTTCCCGCGTGAAGCCGTAATCAGCAAACACAAGGAGAAAGTGAAGAATGCCAGACGCACCCGCCGTACAAGCTGAAAGGCTACGCGATCTGCGTGGCCAGGTCGCAGAACTAGGTTCTGCCGATATGCCGGAGATTCTTTTCCAGCATAATTCCCCAGGCCGTGAGCCAGTCACGGTCTACGCCACGAAAGATGGCTGTCCTACTCCAGTTCCGCACTACATGTTAGGGGCGGCGATGCAGCTAACGAACGAGGATGGCGCTTTCCGGTTCGTGGCCGACGCCAAGGATGCGCCCACCTATCAACTGGGAAGCATTAAATGTTTTTTACACAAAGACAGCCCTGAGCGACCGATCCTTGAGAAGATCGGCCTGGGTAGCGCAACCTGTCCGAAGGCCACTCTTGCCAGCTTTCACTCCAAGCGGCTTCACGGGCTCCACCGCCATAAGCAAGAGTCCGAGGCTTTGCGGGAGTTCGAGGAGAACGAGAAGGAAACGAAGCGGGAGGCCCGTCAGGACAAACAACTGGAGGCCACGCTCGCCATCGCTAGAGGTGGTGCGACACAGGGGACGCCAGAGATTCAGTTTCAGGCGCTCTCCCCCCGCGCCGTTCCCAAGGGCCAGTGCGACATCTGCGGCAAGACAGGATTCAAGAACGTCGGGGCGCACAAGCACGGTGCCCACAAGGAGAAGAATAATGGCGATTAACACTTACGTCTGTCCAAACGGTCACTGGTGGAAAGAGCGGCGGGCGAACAAGGTAGCCAAGTGCCTCTGTGGCGCTGAGGCACGGAAAGAGCAAGAAGATGCCTAAGACACTGAGAGGGCCAGAGTATACCGCCTACGAGAGCGTGACGGTTTCCAGTACATCTAAGGCGCTCACGTCAGGCACCTACGATCTCCAGCATCACGCCTTCATTACCTGCGAGACTGCGACGGTACGATTCCGGCTTGACGGCACGGCTCCTACATCATCAGTGGGCCACCTGTTAGACCCTGGCGATATACTCAAACTTGACAGCCCTGCGCAGATAGCAAACGTTCGCTTTATCCGTAGAGACGGTGTGGATGCCACTCTGCGTGTGAACTATGGGACGTAGAGATGATTGATATTATACGCGGAGCTGGGGGTATTAGAGGGCCAGTTAGAAAGACGATCACGTATGCTGCTGGCGGAACCGGAGCCAACGCGACCGAGACCGACATCTTTACCGTGACCGGAGATGTTATAGTCGTAGCCCTTGTCGCGTTCTGCACCACAAATCTGGATCAGAGCGCGGGCACACCGACTCTCGAACTGGGCGTGAACAACGACACCAACCTGTTCGTTGCCGCGACCACAGCTACCGCCATTGACGCCGACGACTTCTGGGTGGATGCTTCCCCAACTGAAGTTGGGGGCGTGGCGTTACCGGCAGCGTTCAAGGATATCGTCGTCACTGACAACATCTCCTGCACCGTAGGGGGCACCAACAACATCAGCGCAGGCGTAATCGAGTACACCGTGTACTGGCTCCCCATCTCGTCTAATGGGAATGTGGTGGCCAACTAATGCTTGGATGGATAATCAACCTTAAGTTCTCAGGGAGTGGTGTAGTGAGCGGAGAAGTAGATGCAGGAGAGAGCTCACTTCTACGATGGGGCAAGAAATGATAGAGCTTATCATCGTGGGTCTAACATCGGGAGGCACGGGTATAATCATAGCCACAGCTCTAAATTATTGGTTACTACGTCCCCGCAGCTCGGAGTCTACACCTCCTTTGCCCTATGAACGGAGGAGGGGCGTTGCCCGGCATGGGCATGAGTTCACTCACAATCCAGGTGACGGCTACTTCTATTGTATTACAGAGGGTTGTAACACCAGAAAGAAGTTAGGGTAAATGGCTCAGATTACAGAAGCCCGACTCTTTGAGATGCT